ACATCTAAGTGTCCACCAAAGGTCATTTTAGTATTACCCTCAACTTCGATATTGGCATCCGATTGGCATAAGATATTAATATTACCACGAGCAGTAATATTTCATTCACCAGTAATATAAAGGCAACCATTACGGTCAATTATAGTATAACTATCACCAACAATATGATGAACTTCTGTACCATTTTCATCTATCTCGGTAAATGTACCCTTGCGGTGATATGTTAATAATCGTTCTTTTCCGGGTGTGTCATCAAACTCTTGTACATGACCTGATTCAGTTTCACGAACATGGTTGAATGGATATCTAGCACCAAATGATGACTTAGGTTCACTGAATGTTCTACCACTATTTGCAATAGGAACAGCAATAGCTCTTTTGGCATCTTTAATTGGAACAATAGTTCCCACCGAAACACCTCGAGCCAAACGATTGGTATCTGGTTCAAATATAAATTGCTTTAATGGGTATTTACCATTAGGGTCTTTAAAACCAATAGAACCAGCACTCTGAGGACTTGGTACCACAGATTCACCCGGAGCCAAAGCAACAAATCTAGCTGGAGGAGCACCTGCATCACGTTCTTGATATTCAGATTCAGGAGCACCAGCTCCATAGAAATATTCGTAGTATTTTAATTTTGGTTGTATTGGGTCATTAGGATTAACGCCTTTTTTGGCTGCATAAAAGTAACCCGGGTGGTCGGTTGGTTGAACACCACGCGCCACATTCTTTACAAAGGCTACAGCAACCAATGCCGATAATTCTAAATTAGTATTAAGTAATTCAGGATTATTTAATATGTCAACTCCAGATAATTCAGCATATCTTGTATAGTTTGGTCTACCTGTTAATTGAATAAATCCACGACCAAAATATTTGCCACCATCACCAGCCTGAGTATTACCAACCAATGAACCATTATTTTCTGGAGCATATACAAAATCAAAGAATGATTCTCTGGAGCCTTTCCATCTAGCATATTGTTTAGCTAATTCTGGATTACCCCCAAATGTCTTTGCAAATGTTTTTTGTAAAGCTTCGGCCGAATAGTTAAATCCTTCTTGTTGAGGAATCCAACCACACTCTCCACCAACAATACCTAATACCGTTGCTTTTTGTTCACGTGATTTCATATCCAACTTATCACATGCCGCTAATAATGCTTTAATACCAGCTTCCGCTTTTTTACGGTCACCTTTCCAATCTGGTGGTGGTGTAGTAGGAATTGCTCCTTCCGGAGTTTCTTGGGCTGCAGATGGTTCTGCTGTAACTACATTTTCAGTTTCTTGTTCTGTAGCAGGTAATGGTTCAGGTTGATTAGTTTCAAGATTCTTTAATAATGGTCTATCATCAATATCGGAACCAAATACAGCTGTATTATTTTCTTGTGGAATACCACCAATAGCACCTAATATAATTGGTTGTTGATTATCAGGCTCATCAGGAAACATTATTACAACAGTGGTACCTTCAACCAATCCAGTTGGACTAAATCCAATACCGCTAATTGATGCTGAATTAATTGGTTGTAATGGATAAGCCCATGGTAAATCAGCTGTTGGTAATACACCTTTATCATGGGTGTGTAGACCAATAATTCTAACTTGGCATCGGCCAAGCTTTAATGGGTCATCTCTATTTTCAACTACGCCAGTAAAAAATGTCATTCTTTATCCAAATCTATCATAAAGGAATCTTTAATTAATTCCATTTTACATTCATGCTTTTCTCGAGTAATATAATGATTAATAGCTCCAATCAAATAATTACCTGAATACATTTTATCCAATACATCTTCTGGGTCATCAGATTCATTAATATTAAGCATCTTAAACATTTTAACATTTACCTTTTGACCCGCTGTATAATCAGTACGACCCGGTACTACAATTTCGAGTTTAAATGCTTCGGCTTGTTTAAGTAATGATACTCTGTGCTGAACTACCTTTGTATTACTAACATCACCATATCCATTAAAATTGCCATAATACTTATGTTCACGTATAGTCAATGCATTTGGTTTACCAATATAAGCATTAGATATAATAGAGTAATCATTAAGATGATTACCACTTGAAAATTTATCTTTTGCATTATAATTAACTGTGGTATATTTCTTAGATGTTAAATCATAGTGATACATTCTGGAACCATACATACCAGATTCAACCCTATCAATATAATTAAATACTTGTGGTGTTGATATCTCAAGGATACGTTTATAATCCTCATCAATATTCATATAAGAACTACCCATAGTTGCTGAGTCCTGAGAATAATTATCCCATATAAATTCAGCTTTAACTGGTAATTGATATAATGAATCTAAGGTAACAAAATTCAATCCATACTTAGTTTCAAAGAATACATAAGATGGTGAATTATTAGTATTAACCGCTGTGTTAGCTAAATACATTATATTTTGAACTGGTGTCCAAAAATTAGAAACATACTTTGTATTATTTGCGGTTGGTTCTATATTAATTGGTTTAGTTGTTTCAAGAGCATCTTGGCTTGATATAATATTTTGGACAATATCCGAAATTTTACCGGAATAAGTTTTACTAATCTTTTTATTTAAATCAACTAAACCTTCTTTAGAAATAAAATGCAAAGTATAAGCTACTTGTCTTTCTGCTATTTTAAATCTATCCGATACTTTATAAATGTAATATTCACCTGCATAGGTATCTTCGGTTGGTAAAGAAGGTGTCGCAAATTTAAGTTTAATAAATTCATCACCCACCAAAGGGAATAAACCAATTAAATCCACGGAATCAACAACAACTATATTACCTGTTATAAATGGTGAGAATAAATCTTCATATAATTCTATACCAGCAACTTGAGTTGTTATGGTCTGATGAAATCCTCTAGAATTAATAATAGTGATTTCTTCAATTCGAACATCACCAGCAAAGGATATAGTATCTGCAGGTGAACTCATATGATTGTTCTAAATTGTGCTAGTATTTTAAATAAATTTTGACTGGATATAAGTTTAATTCTTCTCTTTGATTCATTAACACCCATTTCATAATTATAATTAGTTACAGGGGATGCATTAGGCGCATCTGAATTAACTACAAATCCTTGTTCATTTACATAGTGATGAATACCCGCAACATTATCACCATATTTGGTGCGAACATAATTTTCAAAGTCTCGGGTAGATAATGGAAAGTCTTCCACATAATCATATCGCTGATTACATAACATTATCACCCAATGATAAATTGGGGAACCATATACTCGGTCAGCAACAATTTCTGGAGTTTCATCTTCTCTCATATCATATTCGTCATAAAGAGATATTAAATCTAAAATCTCTTTACGTACTCTGACATTAATAGTAATATCACGAACAAGTTTAACTACTCGTTCTCCATTAATTTCATAATCATAATATATAATCGGGAATTTTTCGAAGTACATTAATATCCATCCTCAATATGGTCTTTGGTAAGAAGAGCCAATTCTTTAAAGGTTAATGTTACTGTTATCTGAGTTGGCATACCATCATCAAATGCAGAAAATACACCTTGTGGTGCATAATTAATATTCATATCAGTAAGAACACAACTAGTATGTCTATGTAAATTCATATTCTCTTTACCATTTTGATAATAGAAAATATCAAATTCAGATGGATACAAATAAATCATATTGTAAGCATCTTTAAATTCTGGGTGCATGTGAAGCTTAAAGGTTTTAATAATTTCTCTAATTGATTGCGCTTCGGCTGCATCCTTTGGAAAAAATTGATAGGTGAAATTGAATGTTCTATAATCAACACCCTTAAATAATTGTTCCTTTTTTGGGTTCGCGGCCATACCGGTTAATGCACTAACGTAATCAGCACCCGGTCCAACTTTTAAGGCCAAATTAGTAATGCTAGATTTTGCTAAATCAGCAGAACCGCCAAGTGTATCGCCCGATGAATTAACTATGTTAGAAAATCTCTCACGAATTGAATTAGCAGGAGCGGTAGCAGATTTTAAAAATTTACTAATAGCATTACCAGATTCGCTTATACCTGCAGTAACAGCAGCAGCAATGGCAGTATCTTCTTCTACCCATTGTACACCATACTTAATATTCATTTCTGGTGGAACATGTAATGCAATACAAGATTTCATTCTTCTTTGCTTACGAGTGAAAGTGGATGTGGAAGAACCAATGGAAGAAGCTGCGGCAAATCCTACAGCAGCACCCACAGTTTTGGGGCTAGTTTTAAAAACATTTAATGCACTTGCCCCAGCACCGGTAGCAGAACCAACAACCGTACCAGCAGCTATAGCTTCAGTTTTACTTACAGATTGACCAACAGCAAACCCGCGCTCACGTTCAGTCCCATCCCTAACAGTTTCGACCGCTCGTCTATCAGCAGACCGGTCTTTTAATAGCTTTGAATCCTCATTGACATTAATATAAAAAATAACAAAGTTTCCACCATAAGGATTATTTTGTTCCTGTAATAAATCATCAGGATATTGCATACTATCAACATTATATTTTTTATCATCAAACGTAGTAGCAACCCCGTAATTTTCCGCATTACCAGAAAATCGGCTATTAATGCCTAAATTATTAGGTTGTTCTGTTGATTTATCTTGGGCCATATATTCTTAATAAATAGATAATTAGTATAATTATTTATAATGGATTTGAGAAAAGAAATTGAAATTTTATAAAGGTAAATACACACCCAAAAACCCAGAAAAATATGAGGGTGACCCCACTGCAATTATCTATCGTTCTTCGTGGGAATTGAAGTTCTTTAATTGGTGTGATAGTAATCCATCAATTATTAAATGGGCTAGTGAAGAGGTTGTGATTCCATATATATGCCCTACAGATAATAGACCTCATCGGTATTTTCCTGACGCAAAGATAAAAGTAAAAGATAAAAGTGGAAAACTAAAAACTTATCTAGTTGAAATTAAACCGTATGCCCAAACTATACCACCCCAAGGTACTAAAAAGACCAAACGGTTTCTTCAAGAGGTTATGACTTGGGGTAAAAATGATGCCAAATGGCGAGCAGCAAGAAACTGGTGTAAAGACCGAGGCTATGAATTTATTATACTAACCGAACATGATTTAGGAATATAACCTTAATAAGATGAATAAATATAATAATGCAAACATTCGAAGATTATTTTAAAAAGAACCAATATAACCTACAACAAGCTAGGGCAAAATCCTCTGGCTGGTTTCAACAGCAGGTTAATATATTGGGAAAAACTGGTGTTACTCCTAACCGATTAATTAGAACTAATACTGACCGAAATCAGAGTTCTATTGTTCCGGGTGAGATGTATATGTTTTTCTACGACGCCAAACATAAAGATACCCTACCATACTGGGATAGATTTCCTTTGGTATTTCCATTTAAAAAATTACCAGATGGGTTTCTTGGTTTGAATATGCATTATCTTCCATATCAATTAAGAATATTATTGCTTGATAGATTAATGCAATTTAGGTCTAATAATAGATTAGACGAAACAACAAGATTAAAATATTCTTGGGCTCAAATAGAAGGTATGTCTAAATTTAAAATAGCAGAGCCTTGTGTTAAAAGATATTTAACCAATCATGTTCAATCCCCATTTAAAAAAATAGATGCAAATGATTGGACTACTGCATTAATGATGCCAGTAGAAAGATTCGTTGGTACCAATAAATCATCAGTTTGGATTCAATCCGCAAAAGGAAGATTATGATTAATGAATTTATTTCATTAGTAAAAAGTAGAGGTTTGGCCAGAAGCAATAGGTTTGCCATAAACATACCTTTTCCCTATGCCGATAATGACCAGCAAAATATAGTTAGGTTATTTTGTGATGCCGTTCAATTACCTGGTATGCAAGTAGAAACAGCACCTCAAAGAATATGGGGTGAAATAAGAAATATGCCATACGACCGTTCTTTTGATATGGTTAATTTTTCATTCTATTTAGATACCAATATGGAAGCCAAGAGGTTGTTTGACCAATGGTTATCTTTAATTCAGAACCCACAAACCAGAACATTGAATTATTATAAAAATTATATCCAAACTGTTACTATTGATGTTCTTGATGTAGAATCAGAAACAACTATATATCAGGTAACACTACATGAAGCATATCCACGAGTAGTAACACCAATACAAATGGATGCATCATCTAAAGATGTCATGAAATTAAATGTTACTATGGCCTTTAAGCATTATACCACAACAGCAACCGAAGATATATATAAACCTTCCCCTATTATTGAAAGAACCCAAGACCCAATGAGTACAAATATTGGCGATGGATATTCAACAGCTGTTAGTGATACGGATTTTATTGTTTCGCCATTATTGGTATCAGCAATACCAAAACCGATAATCTCTAATCTATTGACTAGACAAAGTAAGAAAGATTAAATAATGAAGCTTGACGAAAAACTTAGTGAAAAATTCAATTTGGAAGTAGTACAGGAAGGTGAAGTAATTACCTCTGCTGGTGAAGTTGTACTTCCAGAAAGTAAAAGCATAGATGATAACATTGATTATGATTATGAAAAATCTAGAGCCAATCTACATAATCTTTTAAATCAAGGCCAAGAAGCATTAATGTATGCACTTGAAGTTGCTAAGTCATCCGAACACCCAAGAGCCTATGAAGTAGTGGGTAATCTTGTTAAACAATTAGCTGAAGTCAATCATCAATTAATGGACCTATCGGAAAAGAAACAAAAATTATCAAAGAAACAAGAAGAGAATAACCCCAAACCATCAAGTGTAACTAATAATGCTATATTTGTTGGTTCTACAAATGAATTAAAACAAATGCTACATAATTTGAATAAAGGAGATTAATAATGGCATTACCAATGAATGTGACCCCAACCTATACTCTTGAGATACCTTCTACAAAAAAGAAAGTAAAGTATAGACCATTTTTAGTTAAAGATGAAAAGGCTTTATTAATTGCCCAACAATCTAATGATTTAAATGTTATTGTAGATACAATCAAAGAATTAATTAACTCATGTGTTAAAGATAATATTGACGTAAATAAATTAGCATCATTTGACCTAGAGTATATTTTCTTACAATTACGTTCCGTTTCTGTTGGTGAAATGACAGATGTTCTATTGGCTTGTGATGAATGTAATGATGAAAAAGCCGTAGTAAAGGTATCATTAAACTTAAATGATATTAAGGTTATTATACCAAAAGAACATACAACCAAGATAAAATTATTTAATGGTGTTGGTGTTGTGATGAAATATCCATCATTAGATGTTGTTAAAAAGTTAGATGAATTAAATGAAAGTGATGTTGAGCACGTATTTAATATCATTGTGGGTTGTATTGATAGTATCTATGATAGTGATGAAGTGTATCCAGCATCAGAACAAAGAGAAGAAGACTTGATGGAATTCTTAAACAACTTAACATCTGACCAGTTTGAGAAAATTCAACAATTCTTTACATCAATGCCAAAATTAAGTAAAGAAGTAAAATATAGATGCCCAGTATGTGATAAAGAACATAATAAAGTAATCGAGGGCCTCCAAAGTTTTTTTTAATAGCTTTGGCACATGATTCTCTTTATAACTTTTATAAAATGAATTTTTCGTTAATGCAGTATCACAAATATGCATTAACTGATTTAGAGAATATGATGCCATTTGAAAGAGAAATATACGTGACTATGTTAGTGAAATATCTAGAAGAAGAAAAGCAAAGACAACAGTCTAAGGGTTAAACATGGAAAATATTTTAAGGCAACAACTTAATGTCCTAAAAAGTTTAGAGTCTATTGCGAAGCAAGATAGATTGCTTCAGGCTGCACAACTTTATGAGGGTTCTAAAATTAAGGCCGATGATGATATATTGGTTGAAAAATTAGGACAACTCAATGATACCATGGACCAAGTTGCCAATGCTTTGTCTAGTAAAACTGGCGATAGTATTAATTCTCAAATAATTAATCTAGGCAAGAGTATTAAACAAAGTTCTGTTAATTTAAATTCCATACTTACTCAAGAACTAAGTAGAACTAAAACCCCAACAGGTATTAGTGATACTATTAGGGCTGGAGCCGATAAGGTTAAAGATTTCTTTTCTATCAGAGGATTCTTAGACCAAACTGGTATAGCAAAAAGAGGAGGCGATAGTTCGTTAAGTCGCCGTGCCGATGCAAGAGAAGAACAATCTAAAGTAGCTCAGGCTAGAATTGATGCTGGTGAATTGGCTAGGGATGAAAGAGGTAGATTTATATCTAGACCAAAATCATTTGAGGTATTCAAAGAACAAGAAGCAAAAGCTCAGGATTTAAGAGCAAGAGCCGAAAAAATAAAAGAACAAATACGCGATAGATACGAAGGTCGAATAACCAAAAGTGGTATTGATAATACCAAACTTAGCAAAGAATTACAAGATATAACAAAGCAATTGGTTAAGTTACGAGGTGAATGGGCTGAGGATAATGATAGCGATGATAAAACATCCGAGAAACAAACCGAATATCTACGTAAAATAGAAAAAAATCTATCACGTGACGAAACATTAAGAGTCCCAGTTCCATTGAGTAATGCTCCAGATGGTAGATTACCTAATGCTCCATCAGCTCCTGCAGTATCAGGTGGCGGTGGTGGGTGGGATAAATTCTTAGGTGGGGTTACTAGAGGTATTAATACCCTAGCAGATGCATTAAAAGCAATTGGTAAGGGTTTGGGTAATCTAGTAGGCGGATTTTTCCAAGGTTTAATGACCGGTATAGCAAATGGTATTAAGGCTTTTGCCAATCCTAAAGTATTTTTGGGTGTTGCGGCTATGGCTGGTATTGCTGGTGCAATATGGGTAGTGTCCGATGCATTCCAAAAATTTGCAAAGGTTGAATGGGATGATGTTCTCAAAGGATTCACTGCTCTTGCCGGTCTAGGTGTAGTTGCTGCTGTTATGGGAGCTGCTGCTCCAGTATTATTAACAGGTGCTGCTGTAATTGGTGCTTTAGGTATTGCACTAATTCCAGTAGCTTTAGGTTTAACATTAGCTTCTAGTGCTATTGATTCATTTGCTGATTCATTAGCTAAACTGTCAGCATTGGATGTTAGCGGTTTATCACGTATTGGTCCAGCTTTGATGTCAGTAGCTGCAGGTCTTGTTGCTTTCTCTGCGGCAAGTGTAGCTGGCGGGATATCTAATTTGGTTAGTGGATTATTTTCGGTTATTTCTGGCCAAGATACTCCTATTGACCAATTACAAAAAATGTCAACTTATGGTGCTGGGTTACAAACTGCTGGCACTGGGATTAAATCTATAGCTGATGGTATGGTTCAATTTAACAAGATTGATTCCGAGGCAATGGAAAAAGTAAATAATTTCCCATGGTTGAAAGCTACTTTATTTGCAAAAGCTGGTGGTCAATTACAAATAACAGGACCTACAGGTGGTGTGATTGTCGGTGATGTTAGTGATAAAGCAGAGGCATTTGCTCCACAACCAGATGCAGCAGATACTATATATGGTAAATCAGCGGAAATCAAACAAGCAGAAATGATACCAATGACTACAGGTGGTAATAATATTGTTAATGCTCCAACAACAATAACAAAAACCACTCAGAATACTATTGCTAGACCTAATGCTAGAAATAATGAATCAGCAGTTTCTAGATTCATTGGTGCTAGGTTTGCTCCAGCCACAATATAAAAGGGGAGCATTGCGCTCCCCATCTATTCAGTTTCTAATTAATCTTCGGTAGCAATTTTCTCAAAGAAACTCATTACATCATCATCTTCAGCATCGGTCACCTCAGGAATCTTTGGTGCTGATTTCACGGGAGCAGATTTGGCTTCCTTGGTGGGAATAAACTCTTCTTCGGCCATTTCAGATGCATTTGGACCAGCTGTACTTTCACCACCAAGAACCAATTCAAGTTTCTTCTTCAATTCATCATAGGACTTAAAGTTCTTCTTGTCAAGAAATTCAGATAACTTATGTTGCTTGTTAGCAATCTCAAGAATATCTTCATCACTATTAGCAATAGGGGTTGGTTCACTAAATGCTGATGTATCGTAATTAGGATAGCTTTCAACTGTCTTCATACGAAGTTTAAAGTTTGCACCTTCCCAATAGTCAAATACATTCACTGGTTCTTCATCTTCAAATGTTGGTTTAGCCTTATCCATAATCTTGTCAAAGATTTTCTTACCGTATTTAAACAGTTTAACTTGACCGTTATTTTCTGGATGTTTAGGGTCATCAATAATAAGAACATTTGAAATGTAATTCAAGCGGCGTTTTTGAGTACGAGCTTGTTTACGTTGGGGTGATTGGTCATCCGTGGTTGAATTCCATAATTGAGAATTTAACTCAGATACTGGGTCGGCTTCACCAATAGTGGTCAAAGAGTTTTCAATATACCAACGACCAGAAGGTCCTTGGAAGCCATGGGAGAAAATCTTTGCCCATGGTAACTCATCACCGTCAGTGGTTGGAAGAAAACGGATTGTTGCAGTTGCATTACCTGCCTTATCACGTTCTGGTTTCCAATAACGATTATCTTCGTAACTTTGTTGGGGATTTGCTGTTTTCTCAAATTCGTTTGCAATCTTTGAGAAGTCTGTGGTACGCATTTTGCGTAATGAATTAATATCCATAATTTTCCTTTGTCGTATAAGCGTTGTATAATTGTATTAACGTAGTATCAATAATATAAATGTTCATCACTGTTTATTTATACTCGATTTAACGTCATTTTCGAGTTCATCATAAATTTCCTCATAATCAACCCAATTAATAATTCTTAGTCCATGAAACCTATGATTGTTTGCATGTTTAGAATGTTTACCATTTCTACCAATGGTTCTT